CCATCTTCATAAAAACTCCTTTAAATCTTACGTTTTAAAAGCGATAACTTAGCCAAAGCGACTTTTTCCTTTACAGCCAAACGCTCTAAAGTGTTATCTTCAAATCGTGAACGACCTTCTTGTTCACGTGCAAATTGTATACAATCAAATGCTTCTGGGTATAAATTTTTAAACTTATTATCATAAAAACGTGGTGGACGGCACTTCTTGCCACGCACCACTACTTGGTCATTCGTATAAACGTCTGACATGTACTTATCTAACCATGCCTGACCAATGCCAGGCTTCAAAGACATCTTATTAAATTCTGGCTCTCGTTGTATCAACTCACCAGTCTCTAAATCACAATACTGATAGTGTTGTGTAGGGTCAATCATCTGACCATCTTCAGTTAAACGGGGTTTACCGTTAACTTTCTTCATAATGTATCTTGCAACATAAGCAGCAGATTCAAAATTGACATCACCAATAGAACTATAGCCATACGGCCAAAGTTCTTCAAGTATCTTTGACGTATATAAGATAGACCCAGTCTCCGTTCTTTTGAGAAACTTCTTATCTTCAAAATCAAGCCCAAAGATACAAGCATGGAAATGAGGACGATCACGTAGTTCACCATATTCACCTGCCATATAAAAACGTATCGTTTTACCTGTAAAACGCTTACGTAAACGCTTCATAAATAACTGAAAATGTTCATAATTCAGCGATAAATCCTTAGCTTCCGTAATAAATTCCGGAGCATAAGTCAAAGTAATAAAACAATTACTAGTATGCATTTGTGCCTCATGCATACATCTAACCGCCCACTGACGTGAGCGTTCAAGGCGACAACCAACACACTGACCACAAGGCAATGATAGGGTACGGATTACATCCGCCCCTGGTATTTCTCGCCAAATAATAGACCTGTCACTGCATTGATAAGCCATTAAGGGCTTATAACATGCCATTAGAGTCTAAAACCGCCTCGCATTGGCGCAGAGCGCATATTCAAAGACTTAGTCTTACTCGTTTGCTTACGAAACGATTTAGCAGACTTATACTTATTTACAGGCTTTCTTTTTAACATGGTTACTCCGTAGTTAAGTTAGTGGTTTGGTGTCACCTAGCACAGTTACATCAAGTAGAGTAACTGTGCTGGCTGCTTCGTTTTACTCAGCAGCCTTAGGTGTTTCTGAAGAAACGATGGGTTCAACCACCGGTTGTCCATCAATAAGACCCAATTGAATCGCCTCAGAGCGATTCTGGTCGTTCTCAAGGAACTCCAACAATTTGACAGGGTCATGGTCAAATCTAACGCGCAATTGCGCTGGCAAAGCCATAAAATCGTCCATAGTGGCATTAATCTTATTCAATGCACTATGGTAATCGGTTACACCGCTAAAATCGCCATAAGATGGCGATACGGGCGTCTGAGGCAATTGCCCAGTAACGCCAAAACGCTCAACAATAACATTAATGTCGCATTCATCGCGCATATGTTGTTGAGCTAAACTCGGGTCTTGACACTCAAGACCAGTCTCTTGTGAAACAAGAGCCATATCATAATTGTACGGATTACGTACAAACGGCAAATTCGCTTTGCTCATTTCTTACCGCCTTTCTTACCATCACGTGGTGCATTTTGTGTAACAAAAGGCATTGCCGAACTTCCACGAAGTAAGCCAACGCCGCCAAAAATAGTAGACAAAGCTGCTTGCAAAGGATGTAACCATTTTGCCTTCTCTGGTTCTTCCTGAGCAAAACGCTCTCTAGGTTCATCAATACGCTTCTCCTGCTCAACTTTACTAGCAGAAGAAGTCTGTAAACCTGCTCGTGATTTAAGCTCAGCAATCTGAGCATCAGACATACCAGGAAACAATCTTAAATTTTCAGTTTCCTGTTCATACTTACGAGCTAATTTATCAGATGCATCTGCATCAGCAGCTGCTTTAATAGCTGAATTAGTATTTAATTGAGCAGTAGATTTAGCAACATCTATCTGCTCTTTAGCTAACTCAGCTTGTGATTTACGTAAATCTGAAGCACCAAATTGAGGTGCTTCAATAGAAGGAGAACTTGCAACTGGAGAACCAGACGCAGCATGTCCAGTCTTAGAATAAGCCAACATAGGCGATAAGCCAGCCTTATTCAAATCTTCAACCATTCGCTGGTACATAGTAGCCGACTGTTGAGCAGAAAAATCTTGAGCACGTGATTGAGCATCATAAGCAAAATCACGATTCTTTTCGGCATTCCAAATACTTGTAGCCGAACTTAAAATATCTTTAAACATCCTAACGCCCTTCGGTTGTTTCCTCACTACCCTTTCGGGTAGTCGAGGTATCTTAAAACATTAGAAATGGTCAATCAAACCAGGTACGCTGTACATCGGCATAGGTCTGGCCATCTTACAATCAAAAAAAGCATCCATTAAAAATTGCTGACCGTTAGCCGCCGCACCAACTGCCGTCGTTCTGGCAACAGGTGGCGTTTCTTGAATAAACGTAGAATTAAGCGTAGGCAATGAAGTAAATCGCTGAGCATAATGCCAAGCATCAATAGTACCGGCACTAGTAGACTTCATCAAACTTGTAATTTGTGAAGGCTTATAACGGTACTCAGCCCAACGCTCTTGATAACCAAATACATCATTGTCGGCAGCTGTACCTTGAACATAAATTTCTTTGTTCAGAATAGCTTGCTCGCCAAGAGTGGCAAATACTGGGAAATAAAAATCATATCGTGTAGACCTAGACCACATCTTAGGAAGACCTTGTTGATATGTAAGGTCAGCACGAACTGAAACCAATCCAATTATGTATCCATGTTCTTGAGCAGCGTACGTAAAGCCATGTCCCTGAGCCAATGCAGTACCCATTGCAGCAAGGTTACCTTGCGGAGTAGCAGAACCAGTAACTGACGTTGCAGATGTTTGAGCAATCGGATTAATATTGACATAAGTAGAACCTCCACCAATATATTCCGGACGCTGTAAACGATAATCTTGTGGAGTAACACCAAAATGAGCACGTAACAATTCAGTATATCGTGTACCACCACGAGCATCACGCTCTAATAACTTCTGAATTTGGAATGACTGACGTAACTGATTAATAGTAGCAGCAGTAGCTTGCGACAAATCAGCATACAAAGAACCAGCTGCAGAAAAGTCTGCAAATAATGGCTGTTCTCCAGTTAACGTTCCACTATTAACAGTGTTACGAACATCGCCAGCGGTATAAAACATATTACCGCGACCAGTAGCAAGAGCAGGATTAACATTGTTTGAATCAAAAAATTGACCTTTAATAGGTGCAGATGTGCCTAATGGCAAAGAAACAGAATCACCTTTTTGTGGCCAAGGCAAAGCACCAGTAAAATAATCTTTACGCTTTCCACGTCTACGTAAAGCGAAGTCAGCGGGAACATCCCCTGAATCCCCTTTATTAACTGTTAAAGAATTTTGTAAATTCTCATCTCTAAACCACTCATTATAAATAAGATTATATGCACGTAATGGCAATGCATTATGTGTAACAGTATTGCTGCCAGTAATCTGGCCAGCAGTAGGTAATCCAAAATGATCAAAAATAGAACCAACACCATATCCACCTGCTGTGGAAGTTACTGTTGGTACGACATAAGAAATAGAATCACCAGGGTTAGTTTGTTCACCCATAAACTTAACCCAATTGTTCCAAACCAATCTGTTAGGAACAAAAAAGAAAAATGTATCAAGATGTAAATTATCCATTACAGGAAACAACGGTGTTGCCAATCGGGCAAACGCTGTCATCTTTACACGATGAGTATCTCCAGGAAGAACTTCATCACAATATATAGGAACTAAAAAACCAGCATCAAACGTGGTTTTATGAGCATACTGCGTATCAAAACTAGAGCGAGGTATATCCGCTTTAGGAATCATAGCAAACGAATGGTTGTTAACTGACTTATTGCGATGCATAACTATCTCCCGAAATTCCGAACTACTAGCTCATTATATGAGCTAGTAATCCGGTATATAAAAAAACCTTACTCGCTTTCGCGAATCATAACCTCTTTAGCACGAGCTATCAACTTAGGGCTTTCCAATAATTCAATCTTACCAGTTGAATCATCAAATAAACCTAAATAATATAAATGAAAATCATCAGGATGCTTGTATAACTGATTGTCATCGCTAGAACGATTGACTTCATCTTGAAACTGACGTACTGCAACACCTTCACTAGCAACAAATGCTGGACGACCAAATGCGTCAGCTGCAGTATCTTTAATAGAAACCATAACCATCTTCATAAAAACTCCTTTAAATCTTACGTTTTAAAAGCGATAACTTAGCCAAAGCGACTTTTTCCTTTACAGCCAAACGCTCTAAAGTGTTATCTTCAAATCGTGAACGACCTTCTTGTTCAC